AGGACCCAGACGAGCCGGAGTGGCATTCCTGGCGCTTCCCGACGGCCGCAAACCCGCACATCTCACCGGGCGAGATCGAGGGGATGCGCCGCTCAATGCCCGCCCGCGCCTTCGAGCAGGAGATCGAGGCGCGCTTCATCGATGAGGTCTCCGGTGCGCTGTGGAAGTACGCGACCATCGACGCCAACCGCGTCAAGGACCACCCTTACCTTGCGCGCATCGTGGTCGCCATTGACCCGGCGGTGACGAGCAACCCCGACTCCGATGAGACTGGCATCGTCGCTTTTGGTATCGATCGCTCCTCGCCGATGCACGGTTATGTGCTCGCCGATGCCTCCGGTACCTACTCACCCGACGGTTGGGCTCGCAAGGCGATCGCGCTCTATCACTCGCTCTCTGCCGATTGCATCGTGGCCGAGGCAAATCAGGGCGGCGATATGGTGCGCTTCACCCTGCGCACCGTCGATCCGACTGTGCCGGTCAAGCTCGTGCACGCCAGCCGCGGCAAACAGACACGAGCTGAGCCTGTGGCGGCCCTTGACGAGCAGGGCAGAATCCACCATGTCGGCGTCTTTCCCGACCTAGAGATGCAGATGACGACCTGGTCGCCGATCGACGATAGGGACTCTCCCGACCGCGTTGATGCCCGTGTCTGGGCGGCGAGCGAGTTGATGCTACGCCGTGAGATACCGGCCGCTCGGGTACTGCCGCGCTAAAAGTCCCGACGAGGGCTAACACTAGTGGCCGCATACTTGATGCGTGGCCACGCCTGACCTAAGAGCTGCCTATCGCGCCCTCGTTGCCAAGCAGGCGCCGTACACGGCGCTGTGGGCCTACTACGAGGGCGACCATCCGCTCGTCTATGCCTCCAGCAAGGTACGCGATCTCTTCTCCGGCCGGCTGACGCGTTTCTCTGTGAACTGGTGTGCGGTCGTTGTTGACGCTCTGCTTGATCGTCTCACACTGAAAGGCTTTGAGGGGCAGGACGTCGATGAGCTGAATGACTTCTTCACCGACGAGGCGGTAAGCATCGACGCCGACGAGGCACACCGCTCGGCTGCCGTCACCGGCGAAGGGTTTGTGATCGTCGAGCAACGAGACGACGGCACGGTGGATCTCTTCGAGAACGATTCGCGCCTCTGCCACATCGTCTATGCGGCCGATAACCCACGGCGCAAGGCGTGGGCAGCGAAGTGGTGGGGGGGCGAGGATGAGCGCCGTTACCTGACGCTCTACTACCCCGACCGCTTCGAGCACTATGTGAGCGCCGGCAAGGCCAAAGCGGTGCAGACGGTCGATGCCTTCGTACCCGCCCAGGTGCCTGTTGAGGCGAATGAGAGCGGCGTCATACCGGTGTTCTGCTTCCGCCGTTCGCACAAGCGTATCCTCGGTGAGCTGCACTCCATCATCGATTTGCAGAACGCCGTCAATAAGCTCTTCGCTGACATGATGGTAAGCGCCGAATTTGCCGCCTTCCGGCAGCGCTGGGTGCTTTCCAACGCCGACCTCTCCGACTTGCTCACCAACCCCAACGAGACGTGGGTGATCCCCAAGTCGGATAAGGAGATGGAGCCGACTCAGATCGGCAGCTTCGACCCGACTGATCTGGCGAACTTCACCGGCGCGCTCGACAACCTGGCGTCGAAGATCGCGATCGTCAGCCGTACCCCGAAGCAGTACCTGCTGCAGGCGGGCGATATCTCCGGCGAGGCGTTGCTTGCGATGGAGGCGCCGCTGGTAAAGAAGGCGGCCTCCTATCAGCAGTCATTTGGGGCGACCTGGCGGGAAATAGCAGTCTATGTGTCTGCGCTTCAAGGGAAGGTGCTCGACCCTCGCGCGATCGCCCCCGTCTGGGCTGACGAACGCACCATCCAGCCGGTAGCCGAAGCAGACGCGCTGCTCAAGAACCGTAGCGCCGGCATCCCGCTGCTTACCCTCTTGCGCCGCGATGGCTGGTCGGCAGCCGAGATCGAGCAGTTCCTTGACGATCAGGAGCAGGAGAGCGCTGCACAGGCGACCTCACTCGCTGAGGCGGCACTACGGGCGGCGCGCGACTTTGAGCGGGGTGAAGCGTGAATCGCTTTGCCGAGCCCGAGGTCGTACGTCTGGCGCGACAGTTCCGCGCCGAGCTTGCCAGCGCTGATGAACGTCAGTTACGCCTCATGGCGGCGCGCTATCTCGACGTTGCCGATGCGCTGCAGGACGGCATCGAGTCGCTGGCACTCTCGATCGAGGAGCTGCGTGCCGAGGGTAAGGCCGTCGCCATCGGCCGTATCTACCGGCTGGAGCGCTATCAGCGCTTGCTAGGGCAGCTCATGCGCGAGCTCTCGCGCTTCAACGGCTGGGCACTGGCGATCATCAACACACGACAGCGCGAGCTGATCGTGCAGGGCGCCGAGGATGCCTCCAGCCTGCTGCGTGCCGGTCAGCCCGGTATCACCGTGCGCTTTGATGCCCTGCATCGCGAGGCGATTGAAGCGATGGTCGGCATTGCTCGCGAGGGCACGCCGCTGGCCGCCCTGCTGGACGCATCCTACGGCGAGACCACGGCCGCCATCCATCGCACACTTGCATCGTCTATCGGCCTGGGCCGCGGCCCGCGACAGACGGCGCGGCTGCTTACCAAAAACTGCCAGCTGCCGCTGCAGCGGGCGCTGCGCATCGCGCGCACCGAACAGTTGCGCGCTTACCGGCTGGCGACGCTCGACACCTACCGCAGCGCCGGGGTGGCGCTCTATCAGCGCGTTGCCGCCCGCGATCCGAACACCTGCATCGCCTGCCTGTCGATGGACGGAACGATCTACTCGACCGAGACGAGCCTTGACGATCACGTAAACGGCCGCTGTTCGATCGTGCCTCTGTTCAGCGCCGCCGAAGCCTACGCGGCCGGCGCCGCGCAGGAGTGGTTTGACGCTCAGGACCGCGACATGCAGCTGCAGATCATGGGGCCGGCAAGGCTTGAGCTCTACCGCTCCGGGCGTGTCGATTGGTCCGAGCTTGCGGTCCGCAAAGACGACCCGATCTGGGGCGGCGCGTGGGTACCGACCCCGGTAAGCGTCCTACGTACGGCGGGCGGGACGCCTGCCATGCGTGCAGCTTGACAAGGAGAGATGATGCGAGATGCCGGACGATCAAAAGCAGACAGGGCAGCCGGGCGGCGAGACGCCGAACGACTTCGAGGCCTACATCGCCTCACAGCCCGATCCGATCAAGGAGCTCTACAAGCAGCACACCGCCGGTTGGCGCAGCACTCTCGAGAATGAGCGCGAGAAAGCGACCAACGCGACCAACACCGTCAAGGAGCTTCGCGAAGCTGCCAAGACGGCCGACGCCGCGACCGCCGAGAAGCTCACCAAGCTGGCCGCCGAGAAGGATGCTGAGATTGAGCTCGCACGGCAAGAGGCGACGTTTTACCGCGACGCCGCGGCCGCCGGCTGTCCGCCTGGCAGGCTCGAACGCGCCTGGCGGCTGTTCCGCAACGGCGAGTATCCGACCCGTCGCGGTGAGCCTGATGTGGCCGCCATGAAGGCCGATGTACCCGAGTTGTTCGTCCCCGCCCGTGGCGGTGGCGCGAACGCTGGGGCCGGGACCGGCGCTGCCGGACGACCGGCCGTCTCAATGGACAACCTTATCCGCGCCGCCGCCGGCAAGCGATAACCGAAAAGGAGTAGACACAGATGCCTTTCAACGTCGATATCAACTCTGCCGATCTTGTCGGCAACATCCCGGTCGAGATCGCGTCCGAGATGTGGGAGAGCATCGCCGCCCCCGAGGGCGTCAATGGCTCTGCCGTGCTCGCCAAGGCGCGGCGCGTCAACGACATGAGTTCGGCCTCAAAGACCAAGCCGGTCACCGACCTGTTGCCGGTCGCCTACTTCCGCGCCGCACGCGGCCTTGTCGAGGGCACCGAACAGCGCTGGCGGGATGTCACCATGACGGCCGAAGAGGTCGATGTCTTTGTAGCCATTGACATCAACGACCTCGACGATGCCAACATCCCGGTTTGGGACAGCGTGCGGCCGAACATCGTGCAGGCCGCCGGCGCGCTCATCGACGCCGCCGTTCTCTACGGCACCGGCATTCCGGCGAGCTGGGCGACTGCGATCTCCGCTACCGGGATTGTTGGGCATGCTACCAACGCCGGCAACACCACCAGTCTCGCGGGCTGTGCCGACCTCTACGATGCGATCGAGGGCGATAACAACTACCTCGCCAAGACCGAGGCCGACGGCTTCATCAACACGGGGCATATCGGCCACACCGCCGTCAGGGGCATGATTCGCGGCTGCCGTGCCTCGGACGGTCAGCGGATATTCCCCGGCGGCGACGTCGACGGGGTGCAGATCACCTACCCGCTGCACGGTGCCATCGCGGCCACGCCGTACCTGATCGGCGGACAGTGGAGCGAGCTCATCTGGGCTGTGCGTCGTGACATCGAGTTCGGCGTGTTCAACCAGGGGATCATCCAGGATGCCGCCGGAAACATCGTCTACAACTTGATGCAGCAGCGGATGGTGGCGCTCATGTGCACCTTCCGTCTCGGCGTCGCTCTTCCCAATCCAGTCAACCGGATGCAGCCGACTGCGGCCGCTCGCTCGCCCTTCACCGTTCTTCAGCCTTGACGGGAGGTCGAGATGGGTCTCTTCAAGACACAGCAGCGCGCCGATTTTGCCGTCAAGCCGGGCGCGACTATCGATATCGAGGCAGGCGGCACACTGAAGGTCGCCGGGGTGACGCTAACCCCGAGTGCCGCCGACTACAACGCCTTGCCGGGGATCGTGGCTGCCACCACGGCCCTCAAGGTCTTCAGCGTCACAGCGACCACGGCGGAGGTAAACGCCGGCACCAAGGTCATCGTCCCCGCCGTCGCCGGAAAGCAGTTCCTGCCGCTTGACGTCTGGATGCAGGCGCTGGGCGGCAACGCGGCCGATGCGACGCTCGTACGGCTCGTAGAGGAGACGAGCAGCGCGGTGGTCATGAGTCACGTCATCGCCGACATGACGAAGGACACATGGGTCGGCAAGACTGGCGGCACGGTCGTGACGACCGCCCTCGGCTTCCCGTTGGTAGCCGCCAAGGCAATCCTGATCGACAAGACGGGCTCCGCCCTGGCCACCTGCACGCATGTGCGGGCGGTCGTCGTCGGCTGCTACGTCTGAGAGGAGTAAGGCATGGCACTCGTCAACCCGACTTTCGAGCACGGCTGGCTCTCGTTCCCGGTCGTCGGCCGCGCTGGGCATGCTGCCGGTGTCGATGATCTGGGCAGCGTCGTCAATCCCGAGGGCGTACCGATCATCGTCACGTCCTGCATCGTCTACCGTGCCACGGCTTCGGCTGGAGCGGCCAACATCACGGTCGGCCACGCGGCCAACATCACGGCCGCTCACGATACCGAGCATCTCTGCGCCGCGCAGGCGATCAACGGCGCAGTGGCGGGGACGGCCATCACCGGTATCGCGACCGGCGATCCGGGCGACACCTTCGCTGTCGTGCCCGCTGGAAACGTTATCTCCGCCTATGCTTCGGCCGCCAGCACCGGCTTCACCGGTCGTGTCTACCTGCATTACGTGCGAGCGGCGTGAGGTAGGGCCATGGCCCAGCAACACACACTGGCAAGCTCGCTTGCGCGCACTGCAGACGGCACCGGCAGTGGCGTCCTGGTCGGCGGCTACCGTCGGCGTGTGCTGGTCGTCTTTTCGGTGACCGCATCCGCGCATGAAGCGGGCGACACGCTCGACGCGTATGTCGACGTCAGTCCCGACGGCAATCTCTGGGTCAACGCCGTGCACTTCGCCCAACAGGCCGGTAACGGTGCCGCCAAGACGGAGATCGCCGTACTGGAGTCGGCCAACCCCGGCACCGACACGGTGAACGTCACCGCCAACGCGGCCGCGGGTAAGGTGCGCCCCGCCGTCTGGGGCAAGTTCCTGCGCGCCCGCTGGGTGATTGCAGACTCCGGTGATGCCGACAGCTCGCACACCTTCTCGGTTGTTGCCTTCGTGGAGTAGCAGGCGGTGAGCGCGAGCGCGGAGCAGATCGAGCGGCTGCGACGGATGGTCGCCGAACCGACTGCGGAGACCTACTCCGATGCGATGTTGGCAGCCGCTATTGAGGCGCGGCCGGTAGTCGATTCCGCTGGCTGCCGGCCGCGCGATACCTCGGGTGTCGAAAACCGCTCGTGGGCGCCGACCTACGATCTGGCGGCCGCTGCGGCTGATCTGTGGGAAGAGAAGGCGGCCGCGCTGGCGGCAAACTACGACTTCAACGCCGACGGCGGCGACTACAAGCGCTCGCAAGCATTCGCACAGGCACAGAAGATGGTGCACCACTACCGTTCGCGCGTCGTGGTCTCCTCCGTGCCGATCGTCCGCGATGTGCCTTACGAGCGCGAGCTCTCAGAAGCACTGGACGGCCCGCTCTACGGCGGGCTCGTAGTCAATCGACCGCCCGATGACTGGTGAGCGTCTTCTCCGACATGGAGTTGCTCGCGATGCGCCGCGACTTTGAGGCGCTCATGTCCGACTCCTGTCAGGTCGGCAGCTACTACACGGCGGCGGGAACAACCGGCGAGCTGGTGCCGAGCTATCGCTACGGCATCACGATCGCATGCGGTTTCCAGCCGCTCATCGGCACACAGCGGGCGGAGTATCGCACGCTCGATGGGCAGGTCGTGCAGGCAGATGCGCGTTGCCGGCTGGCGCATGACACGCCCATCAGTGAGCGCGACCGGGTGCGCATCACGCACCGTCACGGACAAGCAGTCGAGGCGGTCGACTACGAAGTGATGGGCGCCCCAGCGCTTAGTCCGGCCGGGATGCTCGTCTATCTGCGGGCGGTTGCGCCGTGAGCATCACGATGGACTGCGTTGGCTGTCACGCCGTCGCAAGCGGCTTCGCAACGGCGCGCGCCGCCCTGCCGGTCGCCCTGCCGCCGGCACTGATGCAAGGCGGGCTGATTCTGGAGCGCGAGATCAAGCAGACGATCATCGCCAAGGACATCATCGATACCGGAAACCTGCTCAACAGCGTCGCGACGCGTCCCTGCGGGCCGCTCACGGTCGAAGTGGGGGCGCATACCGACTATGCCATCTATCAGGAGTTCGGGACCTACAAGATGGCCGCACGGCCGTATGTGCGGTCCTCGCTGACCGCTACCATCGCCGATATCCGCAACCTGCTCGGCGAGACCGTCATGACAGTCATCGAGGCGGCGTTACCGTGAGCAACATCGAGGCCTCGCTACGTACCGAGCTGCTCAAGCATGTCGGGCTGGCAAGCGCTGTCGGCACTCGCTACTACCCAGACGTACTGCCGCAGGCGACGATCGCTAACCCCGGCGCTTACCTGCCGGCGGTCGTCGCGCGACGCATCACGACACCATCCGTCGCCTCGTTTACCGGCGCCCGGACAAGCTCGCCGCGTTTCCAGATGAGCTGCTGGGCTGCGACTCACGCCGCCGCCGTCAGCGTAGCGGAGCAGTTACGCGCCGCCTTGTTGAGCCTGCAGGCAAGTTACTGCCCGCTCATCATCGATGAGCGCTCGCTGCGCGACCACGAAAGCGGCCTGTGGCGCGAAGACATCGATGTACGGGTGCTGACCGATGGCGAATGAGCGCGACCAGCTCATCCGCCTTCTGCGGGCCGCCGCACAGGCGATCAACGCCTCTCTCATCATCCTCGAAAACGGCGGCGCGATCAGCGATGCGCTGCTCGGTCCGAGCGGCGTCCCCATTCCACCTCCCGTCCATGCCGAAAGCTGCGCGCATAAGAGACGCAGCCGCGCCATGGGCGGTTACTGGCACTGCCTCGACTGTGGGGCGAGCGGCCACGACGAAGGAGCGCAATGAAGAACGAGGAGAAGCGCTACCGGGCGCGCGTCGGCTTTAGCTGTCCCGCCGACCCGCAGGCGCTTAAAGACGCCCGGTCCGGGGCGAGCGAGTACCCCACGATGACCGTTAAGGCAGGCGAGGCAGTCACGCCGTATGCGCCGGA